TACATTACTATATACTGTTGCCATTTTGTCTCTTTTCTATATTACCCTCTCTCAGCTGTCGCGTAGACCTTCGAGTAGGATATTATTACTATTTACCAAGGGTTACTTTTTTTGTAACCACTAATCATCGAATCCATAATATTGTCTTCTGCAGAGGTTGTAGATTCATTCTGTTGAGCAGGTAAAACACCCATCGGAGATGGTACTTGCTGTGCTCTAGCTTGTTGATTAAACGTATCGCTAGGTCCAGTAGGTTGTGTTTGCTGTGTCGGTTGTCCAGAACCCTTCTGCAATCTGTACAGTTGAACAAGATTATCTATAGTTAGACTATCTGGTTTTGACATTGTTTGAACAAATTCAGTAGCTTCTTCATTAGTTAAACCAAACTCACCTTGTACTCTTTGGTGAACTTCATTCATCTGCTGTTGTTGCTGTTGATAGGCTTGTTGTCTTTTAATATCATCTTGCCTAGCTGATTCTTGTTTTTGAAGTTGTTCAGACACTAATGCAGTCTGGTATTCACTTTTTAATGAATTATACTGTATTATATCGTCTCTCCATCCATCTAACTGATTTAAGTATTGAGCACTCACACTGTTAGGGTCTTCCATAGCTTCCGCTCTGTTAAATCCTGGAGGTGCTTGTGGTTTTTCTGGAGCTGGAGGAAATTGTTCAACCTCTTTTTCTTGCACAGGAGCTGGTTGAGCTTGCTGTGGTTGTGGTTGATTTAGTTGTGATTTTAATTCTGTAATCTCATTTTTAGCCTTATCAGCTTCAGATTGCCAGTATTGATATCTTCTCTCATCATTTTCTGATTGAGTCTGTTCAATATTTAAGTTATCACCATCTCCAGCAGGAGTTTCCTGAACTGCAGGAATCCCGACTGTCTCGCTATTTACCTTTGATTGCTCTTCACTTGAGAAGAACGCTTCTTCTACCGATAACTGGTCAGAGCCCTGATTTTCAGGGGTGTCTGCATTTTGGTTAGTCTCTAATGCGTCCATTTCTATTTTTTCCTATTTTGAGCTGCCACTTTGCTACTAGTGGGTGAGCCTTCTTTTTTGCTAGCATCAGAAATTTGACGCTTAACAGTAGCTAAATTATCATCTAATCTTTTTTCAAATACAGTTCCAGCAGCTTTAGCCTTATTAGAAGTTTTATCTAAATCACCTTTAAACTTCTCTACTTCTACCTTTTTACGTAAGTTTACAGCTTCTCTATCTCTAGACTGCAAGTCACCTTGTAGGTCTTTAATCTGCTCTTCTTGTTGTTTTACCATATTTGTTAATTTTTGTATTTCATCAGTACGTTGCATAACTCCTTCTATGTCAAATACTTCTGTTTTCTTTAAAACTTCTTGTCTATCAATAAGTCCTTTTTGATATGCATCCATGTAAAACTCGAGTTCAGCGTATCTATTTGTAGGCAATGTACTTCCACTAACTACCATAACATCATACTTACCTATTGTAATATCATTAAATACTTGAATTTCACCAGTTTTATCATCGTATAATCGTTTATTAACAACATACTCACTCATAGAATTGTTTGGATTAACAAGTCTAAATGTTTTTTCTACACTATATAGTTGTTGCATTAAAGGTATAGCTACTTGCCCTACTCTCACTAAAGCTTGTTCTATATCAGTTAATTTCGATTTAATCTTTCTTTGACCAAACTCATCTAAAGATATAGTAGCTTTATATGTTTGAGGAGCTGCTGCTGAATTACCCATCATCATTTCATATAAACCTAATTGATGGTCAATATCATTTTTAGCTGATGTTTCATTCTGATAGAGTTCATTTGGTAAAGGACTAGGCTGAACTGTTACAGGAGCTCCATCAGTTGGGTCATAAGGTATTGCTACACCTGGTTGTGCCCATTTCTCTTCAAAGTCTTTCATATCTACACTACCTTCTGGAACTAATATTTTAGTATTAGTACTTGTAGTAGCGTGTGCTATTATTAAAGAACGAGTTTTATTTATGTATTCCTGCAATCCTTTAACCATTCTTACATCAGATGTAGGATAAGGTGTTCTAGTATGTAAATTACATATTGGAACTACAGGATATTGTTCTATAGGAAGTACTCTTGAATAAAGAAGTGTCTCTCCCATAATAATACATTGTTTTACCCTTGTTACACTTATCTTAACTATTTCAATAGCTTTTTTTAATATTAAACCTTGATAGTCTGTCTGCTCAATTTGAGGCGGTTGAATATCTACTTGAGGCATCTCTGCTTCAGGCGGAAGGCCAGCTTCATTCATTTTTTGCTGTTCCATCTCCATAGCTTGTTCTTTTTGCAATTCATACTGTTGCATAAGTTGTGCAGCTATTTGTTGAGCTTGTTGTTCATCTGTAATAACCTGACCTTGTATTATCCAAGCAGGTTGTTTTATATATTCATCAAATTCTTTTTTATCTAGTAGTTCTTCCTTACCGCTAAATGATTCATAAGTTCTTATCTTTTGAACCTCTATTTTAGAGTATCTTTCGTAACCTCTAACATATTCACTTTGTTCATGTAATAATCCTACATCTTCTGGAAAAAATATTCTACTTTCATTGTCTCTTCCTGTTTCAGGCATATTAAAATCTTGTTCGCTATTAGCAGCATCTATTTGTTTCTTATATTTAGGATAAAGCTTTTTAGCTTGGTCTCTACTAAATAAACGAGAGACTACAATATTTTCGGCATCATCAAAGAAACGATGCCTACTATTAGGGTCTATGTATACATCAAGTGGGTCTATATCGTGTATACAAACTTCACCTTTACCCATATCCATCATAGGGTCTTGGTATACGTTAATATAACCAATACCCATAACATAATAATCATCTACAGCTTGTCGTATTATTGTCCTGCCATCAGATATATCATACATATAACTAAGTAATGCACTCATTACATTTGCTATTTTTCTATCTGAATCTTCTCTAGGAGCACATCTAAAAGATGGCCTATTAGAAGTAAGCATAGCTTTAGCTGTTTCTACTGCAGGGTGAATACGATTAACAACAATAGCAGCCTGTCCTCTAGCTTCTAAGGTTTCAGCTTGCTCTTTAGTCCATTGACGACCCAAGCGAAATTCTTTATCTTCCTTGGCTTGTTGAGCCCAAGAATCACGTTTTTTACTGTAATCTTTAAATATCCTTAAAGTCTCAGTGACTACTTCAGGAGTCTTTTTGTCGTTATCTATCAATATTTTACCTAGTTTTTATCAACTTAATATACAACCTAAAGGGTCATCCAATCAAGCTTTTTCTTTGGTTTGTTCAAATAATTGTCATCTTTATCAAAGGTTTTCCTTCTAGAAGGCCTTGCTCCATCTAAAGCTGTCCATACAGCATCCATAACATCATCATGCTTACCTTTGGGATAGGATAGAAATTCCTGTTGTGGAATGTTATCCTGTGGTCTAAAGAAAAATGTCCCCTTAGCAAATAGTGGGACAAGAGATAGTAGTCTCTCACTTTTTCTATTTCTTGGTTTCACACCTTTTTCAAGACCTGGTATGTACAAGTTATCTTTTAACATAAGTTCTCTTACAGCTGTTCTAAGTGCTTCTTGATAACCAACTGTTTCAATTTTCATTCTTCTTGGCCTATACTTCTTAAAAACTTCAATAAGCTTATTAGGCTGTTCTGCAGGAGATATTCTATCCCTATATATATCAACAATATACTTATTATTATCACAGTCAATACCAATTGTAGCAACAGCAAAGTAATCAGCAGTGGAAGAAAGGCTACTAGCAGGGTCAACTCCACAATAGACTTCAATTGGTTTAATCTCTTCTTCCCCATCTATAGTCCTAACTAGACAATTTTGTCCATCTATTCGTTTATAATCATAATGATGTAGCTTTATCCATTCTGGTTTAAATGGAGCCATATCAGGAGATTGTGCTATATTCATATATTCCTGATAGAAACCATTAAGGTTTCCTACAGAAGCAAATTCTTTTTTTATTGCATTGATACGTGACTTAGGAAATCTTTCTGGCCATATACTCTTTTCATCTTCATCCCATATAGAATACCAAAGAGTATGCCATGCAGTAGACTCTTTAGCCCAATATAAAAAACAATCTTCAGATATTACTGTACCAATCATAGCTATCTTACCTTCATCTGATAGAGATGGTATTACAGCCTCTGTTACCCACTTTCTGTTCTTAGCTCTAGCTTCTGATGTAAAAGCATTAAGTTCTGACTCAAAGTCGTCTACTACAATAAGATTTGGACGTGTGTCACCTTCGATAAATCCTCTAACTCTTTGTCCTGTACCCACAGCTACAATACGAGCTCCATTTGCTAGTACTATATCATTGTTAGTCCATCTTTTGGCTGTATTAGGACCTAGGTCTCCAAAAATATCTCTAAATTTATCTGAGTGTATTAAATGGTATTTAATACGAGATAAGAAGTTGATTGATTGAGTTTGTGATTCGGATATTATAACAATAAATAAATCTTCGTCTGTTTTTTTAAATGCTACTTTCCATAAAGGGAAGATGAGGGTGGTAACTGTAGACTTGGCTGTGCCACGGGGAGCTGCAATTAACACCCTCTTTTTGTTGTCATTAGCTAGAGAATAATACACCTCATTATGAAATGGTGGCGTACTCTTTCTAAGTGCTGTAGGGAAGCAGTGCCTTCCGAACAGTGCCATATTATTCCGAAGCTTCTTTAAAGCCTGCATTTGGCTATATTGTTCTTCGTAATCCATATTTATCCGTATTGTAAGATAGTTTCTCTTCTTACCTTATCCTTTAATTTTTTATCCTTTTTATACCAAGGATACAATTTAGCATACTTATGTTCAGCTGATTTAATCATAGAAGGATTAGTAACGTGAATATTAGTAAGATATTTAGTTGGTAACCCTTTAGTAAAATAAAATGCATCATCAAACTTTTTGCCTCTTTCAGGTCCAAACCATCCACCGCTTTTACCAAACTTTTGCATATAGCTTTTAGGTAAAGTAAATTCTAAAAGACCACCTTTAGCCCCCTTAGCGTACATATTCATATCATGACCTACGCCTTCTATACTAAAACCCAAAGCTCTCTTAGGGTCTCTGGTTGCCCATATAGTACCACTAGGAAGCGGTATATCAGGCTTTGCAGGGTTAAAAGAGTCAAATTTGCCTCCGCCCTTCAAAATTCTAGTATTTAAGTTAGGAACAGTCTTTACGCCCCTGTATACCTTAACCATTTTTTCGCCACCACCTGATGCCTTTAATACTTGTTGAAGGGCTCTTCTATTTCTCATTACTATTCCCATTAAGCCTATCATTTTGGCATTATTCCTTCTCCTCTGTAACAGTCTTAGTTGCTATAAGTTTATCCTCTTCTTCACGAAGTTCATCTATAAGTTTAGTATTACTTATTGCTTCAATACTTTCTGTTGTTTTAACAAGTTGCTTATCCTTCATACCGTGCATACCCTGCAAGTTTTCTACAGCACGCATAAGGTTAGTAACATCCTTTTTATCTTTAGCCATTTCTATAACTTTAGAAAAGAGTTCTAGAGTGTACGTCTTATCTAGTCCATGGTCAGTTAATAAGTCTGCAAGTTCTTCTTTTATCATTTTATCAAAAACCTCCGTTTTCATCATTCGTTTCCACTTCTTAAACTCAGAAGGGGTATAACTACCAAGGACCATATCAATTGCTAAGTTATAATCCCAAGTAACAGAATAGGCTTTAGCAAGATTTTTCATCATATCTTGCTTAGACTTAACTTCCAGCATGGGTTTGCCAGTCATTGTAGTATTAGTCTTTCTACCTGATACCTTTAGTTTCTTAGAAGCATATTTAGGATTAAAAAAAGTGTAACCCCATGGGAAGCGAAGATATATGTTATTCTTGTCGTGATTAGAAGAATACTCTTTTCTTTTAATACACTTAGCAACATAATCATCATCGGATAAAGCATATCCACCAGGTTGAACCTTCTTCCAGTATACATACTCTACTCCCTTTTTATCCGCTTCTTCTTTTCTGTATATAGTATATGTAGTTAGACCTTTATCTTTATGGTCTATATTTACTGTATACACTAATCAATTAATTCAAAATGTGGAAAATCATCAAAATTATTATCATCTACCTCAAAGTTCATATTCCAATCACCGCCCCATCTAAGTCTTATTCCCATAGACTGAGCAATGCCAATAACAAAACCAGCAAAAAGATGAAAACGTTCCCTATCATCCCAATTAATAGGATAAGGAACAACATCAGCAGCCCTGCTTGGGCTAGCGTTGTGACGACCGTTCGGATACTTAACCTTTGTACGGCCTTCTTCAAATAGTTTATCTTGTCTTTCAGCACTTCTATGCCCCTCTATTATTGAACAATCAACGTATTTTATTACTTCGTTTAATACTTTTTGAAGCCTTTCGTCTAGTGTGACTAAATGCTTCTTGCTTCTAGAACCAAATTTATACATTATTTTTCCCCTTCTGAAGTATTTCTCCAAGTCATGTATTCTCCTCCAGGTATATGGTCATAAATAGGATATCCAAAATAATCTATTGCATCTGCTGCTGCCATAGCCCAACCAATCCCTGGAATAAATTTTAGTCCAGCCTTTGCTCCTAGTTTAGCTCCAATCTTAGGAAATGCTTTCGATATTGCTTTAGATTTAGGCACCTTACTTAACAAAGTATTTGTTAAATTCATATTGGGTTGTGCAAATATGTACTTAGTAAAACCCATATCACTTACACCTTCATCTAAAACTTTATCCATTACATCTGGATTAGGTATCTCTTCACCCTGTTGACTTCCACCTTGATTTATAAAACTATCCCAATACGCCTGCTCTTCATTCCTATCTATTTGCTCTTTTAATCTGATTTCTTTATCATGCAAGTGTTGACCAAGCATAGACCTACCAAAAGGGTCACTTGCGGTTTCAGAGTACGCTTCCCAAGGTGTTTTCTTTGTTTCTGCCAATTACTCTCCTGTAAATGTGCTACTAGCTACTAATGATTGTGCTTCTGATTTAGTTAACACACTAAATGATGGATAACTTGCGCTATCTCCTAGTGCTGCTAACTCTGATAATACTCCATCCTTCATAGACCATTCACCTTTAATGATAACATAAGACTTATCATGTGAATATCTAGGAGGACCTACTTTACCACTGAATATAATATCAGTCCATGTAGGTGCTGATTTATAAGTTACCTCTTCAGTATCTTCATCTACTGATTCTACTATAGGGTATAACCCTTTTATCTTGTCACCAACAGCACTATTAAATGCACTGCTAGGTATACAAAAATACATTTCATAATGTGCCATTATCTATGACTCCTTTTACCTGCGTTATAAATTCTTGTTACTTCTGGTGCTTCTAACTTATCGCTATATATTAATAAGTCGTCTATTTGAGCATCACTATATCTATCATCAGTACTTCCTAAGTTTCTTCTTCCAATTTCAAATAAATCTCCAGACGAATCTACGCTAGCACTTATATCTTGAGTACTCCCAGTATCATCTGAGCCATTTAAGTATATTTTCCCTGCAGCCCCATCTCTTGTAAAGCAACAATGATACCAAGTATCAACAGATGGATTAGTCGAACCATAAGTATACTTACTGTCTTTTCTATGATAAAAATTAATCTTATTAGCATCAGAATCGTAATAAATATACCAACCACTACTTGTGTCTTGTTTACCAACAAATGAAATCTTTTCATCATCCCTGTTAAATTTAAACCAAAACGCCACTGAAAAATCATCAGTTCCAAAATCTAGAGAAGCCTGGTCTCCAACGCTTGCATATGCCCCTGAATCTGCTATATCATTCTTTAAAAAATCTCCATCTAAATTCAAACTATTAGTAGTTCTTTGTCTATTCATCAAGAACCCTTGTGAATCTCTTGAACTGTCTACACCTGCTGTAATAAGCATTGTTTCTGTCATATTATTACTTGTTAGATTAGTGCTTCCAACCAAATCTTCCCAATCAGCTAAACCATTATTTCTCCAATAGTTTATTAAAGTAGAAGATTTACTATGCTTAGTAGCATCTAAAATTAAACCACTATTATATAATTCTTCTGCATCTGAATCACTAAATGTAGTATTTTTCCAATAAGCTATTTCAGTCAAACATCCTTGAAAGTCATTAGTGTTATCAAAACTGTATGGATAAAATACTCCTCCTCCATTCATAGTGCCAGTTATACTTGATATATCTACTGATTGAGATTGAGCTTCTCCGTTTACATAAGCTGTTATTGTATCAGCACTTCTATTAAATATTGCTATAATATGATGCCATTGTCCTGGTTCAAGAATTGTACCTGTTATATCACTATAGCCAACAGCAGCATCTGAGTCTATATAAATTTCTAGTTCTTTAGTATCTTCGTAATAAAAAACAAATCTACCAGCACTTCCAGATTCTTTTTGATACATAAATCTAGCATCCTCAGCCACATTAGGAAACATACTAAAACTAACAACAAAACTATCAGTTCCAAAATTTGGAGAATAACTTGCTGTACCTATTGGATGGCTTGATGGAGTAGCTTCAAAATTACAGGCTAACTGATTATAAGACTGCAGTGCTGTTTGAGGTATATCAAGTTGTTGGTCTGCATCTGTCCATCCTGTTGCTATACCTACTTCTTTTAAAGAAATATCATCAAAGTAAAAGAACTCAGTATTAGGTATATCGTCAGTACTACCTGCTTCATATCCTATAATCTGAATATCAGTAATATCATCAGGTATTAAAAAAGTTCCTGATAATTTTGTCCAAGTATCAAAATCATCATCATCTGCAGCATCAATTTGAATACTCGTGCCATCATTTGTTCTATATTTTAGTTGTACTCTATCTATATCTCCCCCGCTAGGCATATATACATAACATTCCATATAGTATGTTCTACCAACAATAAGGCTCATTTCATCTCCACCTACCCATTTTACTCCAGGCCAAGCAGTACTTCCAGCTGCTAATGCTTTAATTGATTTAGAGCCACCATTTGCCTGAGTAGTACTGTCGTCTATTGTAGTAGGAGATATAGCAGACATAGCTACTCCACTTATAGTAATAGTAGTAGGGTCAGTAACTTCACAATCTCCATTAGCAACCATCTCATCACCATAAAATGCAGTTGTTGCGTTGTTTTTAGCGTTTACTGTTTTTATTGATACATTATCAAAAGTAATATCATTTGCTCCAGCACCATCTGCTCTAACTATCTTAAAAGTTGCATGAGCTGCTGTAAAATACCCTGTAAATGTTCCAGTTTCTCCAGCACTAGTTTGTTTTATTGTGTTGCTTCCATGCATGATTTTAATCATTCCGTCAGCAGAAGTATTTACAGTGAACGAATATTTATAAACTACTCCACTTGTCAGTATAACTTGATTTATAGTTGTTGCTGTACTATCAGCTGTATAAAGCCGACATTGGCCATTTACAATTTCAAAATAGTGGTTTGAATCATGAGTGTCACCATTAGACCATCCAGCTAAAGTACTTCCTCCACTTGTAGTGGTAACTGAATTATCACTAAAGTCTCCATTAGTTAACAACTCATCACCAAGCCCTGTATTAGAAGCGTCAAGTACATAAGACTGATTACCTCTATGACCATCATTCATTGGGTACCATAGTTTAAGATTAGAGTTAGTTAGCGATGTACCACCTCTATTTAATGCTAATTGTTCTGGATTAAGATAATCATAGGTTACATCATCAGCAGTCCATACAGAGTTCCACATTTGAAAGTCTGACATTTTACCATCAAACAAATATGTAGTAGTATTATGCGTGCCAATTGATAAAGGATTAGTACCAACAGTGTTTAATGTATTTACTTCAATACCTGTATCGGCTTTATCTAAAACTCCATTTATGTATATATTTGCTGTACCATCAACATTCCAAGCAAAAACAACTCTATACCAAGTTTTAAGATTTAACACAGTATCACCATCAGTAAAACCATCTTCATCCCCCAACTGATGCCTTAATTTTCCAGTATTTGTAAAGGCAAAATAAAATCTTGTATTATCATCAGTATAATGCGATAAAATTCTATCACTTGTATTTGGGGTAGACTCTAAATATACCCAGGTCGCAACAGTACCAGTACGCCAATCTTTTCCGTTTAAAACATTATCTGGAACAGTTAAACTATCAGTAACACCATCAAACTCTAATGCTCTACCTGAATATATTTGTGCGTGATTGTTGTTGCCAGAAGTATCTAATCCTCTAGCTCGTGTTGGTTTTAATATTTGTTGAGTTATAGATACCATTATGTATGTTCTCCCGTATAACCAATATCATATATTTTAATATCAGACACTGTTATATCTCCAACCCCAACATCTCTTTCTAGCCTCCAATAAGTACTTGGAGATTTATGGAAATAAAATGTATGTACGCCTACTGTTGTCATATCAGCAGCTGAGCTTCCATTGCCTGGCCTAATTCTAAAACGACCTGATATACTATCAACTGTAACTACAAATTTATACGATTTTCCTGCTGTTAAAGAATCTATAGTTTTTACTTGAATGTGGTCTATAGCATCACCGTCATCAGGACCATCTAAAAGCGCTCTAAGTCTTACAGTATAATTATCATTGTCTATGTAACTTTCAGTATATGGAGGGTCTGCATTAACATCAAGATTACCTGTGTCAGCATTTTCTACTATACCTGATGTACCAAAGTTAGATTTCCAATCCAAAACTTCTGTATTGCTAGCATTATTATCTAAAACAATATTAGGTTTGTCAGATATATTTGTTGTTTCTATAGTTTCATCTAAATTCCACCATGATACTAAGTTTGTTTTTTCGCTAGTTGTTAATCCAGCATAATTCTTGTTCATTATTGATTTAATTTCTGGTTGTGTTAATGTCTTATTCCAAAATCCTACATTACAAATGTATCCAACAAAAGAATTCGACACAGTGTCATCAATTGCTTTTTTAGCCCCAATAATTAGAGGGGCGTCTGTCTCTAGCCCAGTATCAATACCTGTAATAGTACTAGAACTCACATCGAATGCTCCGTTAATATAATAATGATATTTATCGCTCCTATCAACTACTATGCACACATGTTGCCATGCGTTTATTAAAACTGGAATGGTACCTGATAATCCAAATGTACTATCACCGTCTTCTAAAGCGCCACCAATTTGAGTAATTCCCTCTCTTATATCGAATTGAAATCCTTCATCAGTACCGTCACGTTTAGCTATAAAACAGTCATATTGTGCAATACCTGTTACTGGCATTATCCATGCTGATATAGTAAAATCATCACTAGACACATCTATAGCACCATGATGTATTTCAATATAAGAGGTAGAACCATCAAAATACGCAGCACCATCACTTACAGGTATTACACTGCCTGCATTATAGTTATGCTTTAATACGAGGTTATCCGTTACTACACCAGGTGTTATTAGACCAGAATTGGTCAGTTTGCTGCCTAAACCTAACTTAGGCATACTCTAGCCTATATAAGCTATACAAGCGCCAACACTAACATCAATCTCTGTCCATCGTCCGTATATCGTTAAACCTGCTGGAAAGACTACATCAGCTACAATTTTACCACCAGTTCCCTGAATAGAAGTCTCTGCTCCGTCTGCTAAATCATGTGCGGGTGTCTCAGTGTTTATAAATTTTGTTGCATCCTCTGCTATCAAATCTCCAGAAGCAAACGTGCAGTCTAAAACCATTGTAATGGCTACGAAAGTTTGATTTAGAGGTGGATTAATTACCGCACTACCAGCGTCAGTGTACACAGAACCAGCCTGTCCTAAAGGTGCTTCAGGGTTAATAGGTCCGTGCCTATCCTGTGTTTGGACCGTTCCAGCGTGTGTTATCTTTAAATCACTCATTTATTCCCCAATTTGTTTAAAATATATATAAATTATCAATCTAATATACGCAAGTTACTACTATATTCCAAATAGTTTATTTAAAAAGGGCCTTTTAGACCTGACAACGACCTACTTCTAACCTAGGCTAGCAGTAACTAGGTTAGTTACCGCATAAGCGCGGACTTAACTTAAGCAATTACAACCAATTTTCCTAGAAAAAAATTATAAAATTTTTAATAGGGGTCCCAATTTCCTGGTTTCACGAGGATAAATAGACTTTTAGGTTGATTTTCAAAAAAATAGCGTGAGAATGGGTTTGGGGGAGATATAGTGCACCGCACCCGTTGAAAATCACGGGGTAGGGGCCCTTACTTCGTTGAAAGTAACCCTTGCTGTAGTACTTACTCGTGTTACTTTCGCCTCAGGTCTTAGTCAGACTCTAAGACAAGGGCCCAGCTATCCCCTTTTGATTGCAAAGCATCAACGTGCTTGGTGCGAACCCCCGCAAGTCTTGCGACTTGAGAAAGTCCTTAACAATTCTTACTAATTAATTAATTGAGGTAAAACATACAATGAAAAAATTATTAGACTTATTAAAAACTTTCCTTATCCCTATTGAAGGCACATCGAATGAATTCTGCATAAATCCGTGTAAAATCGAAAAGAACGGATTTACTGCAAAATACATAAACCACGATGTGTTCAATAGTGATAAGTTAGATGAACTCGAAGTTCTACTAACCAACAACGATAAAACGAGTAGTTGGGTAGTAAAACTTTTTCCGGAATCATCTATTTTTGACGATAAAACAGGTCAAAAAAAGACGAGACCAGAAAAACTATGGTTCGGTCCAGAAACAGTATTTGATACAGATAAATCTGATGATATCATAGATATCTTCGGATAATCTTTATCAAAAGTGTATATTAGAGTATAGAGTAGGGTAAATCATCCTACTCTTTCTCTATATGTATACATAAATAACAGTAATAATAGTGTATTAATACACATAACATAAAATTAACACAAGTTTAGTCGCGATGGCGATGTCCTGAAATAAGGGTTTAACCTGTACCATCAACTA